ATAAGTATAAACATTACCATGAGTAGCAGAATATGCCGAATATATAGGATTAGTTACTATATTCTGTGAATTTATTAAATCAGAACCCCAATAAGTATTCATAGCACTTGTAAAAAAAGCATCAGTCAATGTGTTAGCTGATGATGTTGTTATACCAGTTTCAAATGTTTCTGCTGATATAGCTCCAATAATACCTCTTGTATCAACTGTATATTCTGCGGATACAGATGATAATTCATTTATATACGGCGCTAATGTTAATTTACTATTGAGACCTTGATTAACAACATAAGAATCTAATGTATTTGTTAATTTTAATTCCCCACCATAATATGTAATTTCATTGAGTTTTTGTGGTTTGTTATAAATTATACCATTTTTAATTGTAGAACCTTCGAAAGATACAATAGAATTATTAACTCTATCACTCGAACCAATAGTTTGATCTTGAACATTAATTATCCAAGGGCCATAAGCAGAAACATCCCAATCTTCAATTCTATAATTCTTATCTTTATCAATAGAAAAAGCAGTCCATGGATATGTTGCTGTTAAATCTTTTGTCAATGTTCTATCACCACGAAGTTTATAAATATCACCATAAACACCTTGACCAGTAGTACTAACTCTATCTTTAAATTCAAACCAATTAAATGGAAATTCAGAAGAACCCTCGATACCCATATCTGTATACGCAGATGTTATATTGACATAATATTCATTTGCTGATGTTGGATATACTAAAAAATAAGCAGAATTACAATAAACATTATCAGCAGATATTTGAGTATAATATCTATTACCTAATTCATAAGTATGATTTTTAGTAATAGCAGGGGAAGCTGTTGTTAATGGAGTAATAACATTATTATAAAAGGTCTCTACTATTCCATCGCCATAATCAAAAAGCATATTATATACATTACCAGCAGTAACTACCGCAGAAACAGTAACTGTATTGTAAGAATAGGCGCTTGTGATGATACCACCATCTTGATTAAAACTATAATTAATTGATGACATTTAATATTACCTTTTGTATTCGTATGATAGAGCAATATTCACTTTAACTATTTCACTACCCAATGAATATCCACCTTTTGTTGTGCTACCATCAGTATTTATCTGTTTATCTTTTGCTATATTTCCTAATGTATCGATCATATTATATCTAATAATTTTTAAATAATCTTTATGAATATCGCTTATCAAATTTATAAAATCATCTGAATTTGCCCATTCTCTATATTGAGCGGAATTTGAACTATTAAGTTGGTTGTATAAAGTACCAGCAAAATTTTCCAAAAATGTTCTTTCGGTAATATTATATTTCCAACTAAAAGAATAATCTTGAACAGCAGATGAAAAATATCCAAAATTTCTTTCTTCTTCTGTCAATGTATCATGTTGAACCATTGAAGCAGAAACATATCCACTCAAAACATTATTAATAATTCCATATAAATCAGCACTTGTTGAAGCACCAATTTTATTAACAGATGGATGTGAAGAAGTATTATAGAATAATCCCCCCGTAGGATTAATTGGTATATCAGGAATAAATCTAACATCAGCATAAATCACAGAAGGATATTGTTCAATGATTTGAGTAATATTCGAAGTATAAATTTCTTTATTAAAATCAGCAATCTCATTAAACCATGAATAAATATCATTCTCGATTTTGACTTTTTCTGTGGGTTTATCATATAAATCTTTAATGTATACAATTCCAGCTAATTTCATATTTTGAATAGTAGGACTGATATAAATATTTCTAATTGTAACTTGACTTCTACTATCCAAATCATCTACTATATCAACAATTTTTTTACTCAAATGTCTTTCGATATCAGTCAATATTGATTCAGAAGAAGATAATCCTATGTCATAAATAGCATTGCCTTCTAATGATACTATATATGCCGGTGTATTTGATGAATGAATTATTTTAAATAAATTAAAATCGGAATCATAAATTACTGAAATATTAGGAAAAGCGATAGAACCATTATTAATATTCTGAGATGGATTTCCTCTTTTATCAATTATACTAAGAAGTTTTGTTTGTAATAATTCCGCTAATTTTGTAAAATATGTATTAGTATTAGATGTATAACCACTGATGGAATTAATATCTATGCTTATTGATTCTGTATATGCAATTTTAATATTATTAGCAATAATATCGGATGTATAATTCACATCAAATATAAAAGCATTATCTTTATAATTAACATCAATATATGTTGGATTTGTTGCTGATAATGATCCAATTCCTAATTCGTTTCCGTTTAATTTCCATACGAAAGCTGATGTTTGATAATCTCTTAATTGTTTTACTAATTGAGTATTAGCAGTATTATTTTCATTTTGTAAATATCCCTTAGTAAATACGTTAAAATAATTTCTCTGTGTTAATGTATCATCACCAAAATCGTCATCACAAACAGCAGTTTCTAATCCAGTATTTGTATTTTTAGAAAAATATGGAGATGTTTGAACTTGATACATAGAACCAACAACACTAAAGAAAACAATATTAAACATCCTAATTAATGATTCCAGTTGTCTTTCTCTAAGTTCTTCTTGTTCACCCCAAGCTATAGCATTCTTCACATCAATAGGAGATGTCAATGATTTCATATAATTGACATAATCTTGTTTTGAAACTAATCTATCTAATGAATAATAAATATTAGGAGCATTGACACGAATAGATTCTATATCTTCCATATCAGAACCATTAGTAATATTATTAGCAAAATAAAATTCTACTTTAGAAGTTACATCTAATCCATTACTATCATAAACTTTACCAGAAAATTGAATCTTTTTATCTTTAACACCAACTTGATTAGATTCAGAACCTTTAGTAGCTATATATTGAATGTAAATATTATCATTAGACGTTTCGGGACCCCTTTTAGTAGATTTACCATCACCAAATTGAATTTCTATCCCTTCTGAAATAGCAGTCCTTATAACACATACTGGTTGTGCTACGTTTACAGAAATATTTGCTTCAATAACTTTCCAATCGATTAATGATCTTCTATTAATAGTATATTCAGTTGAATCATTTTTAGTATTACCTACCCAAACTTTAGTCATAGGATAACCATAATCATTATCACCGTACTTATTACTAAATTCTTTATCTTCTATTCTATAAATTTGAAAATTAGAACCAATCTGTGGATTAGTAGAACCCTCAATAACTTTTTCTTTCAATTCACCTTGAATAATATCAAACGTATTATTTTCATAATCGACAAAAATAAATTCCGAAATACTATTTGTAGAATTTAGACTTAATATAAAATTAGATAAAACTAAAGTCATAGTATTTTTTAAAATAAATTTTAAACCATTATATGAAAATACTGACATCGCTGGAATTTGAATTGTAGATTGTTCATTATATTCATTATTTGACCAATCACCTTTTAATTTTATTTTAAGTCTGCTTTCAGCTGGAATAGGTCTTGTAGTAACATAACCTAATGATCGTGCTAATAGAATAACAGAAGATCGAAGTTTAGCAGTATCCATAAAAGATTCTTCTGCTCGTCTTTCGAGATAATAATTAGTAATATCTGTAGTACCAGCAAATATCTCAATCAAAGTTTGTGCTATGGCACTCTCACGAAAGTTTTCAAATCGAGGATCAGAATTAAGACGATCGGTGACTTGAGTCATAATTTCATCATACTCAAGACCGTTCATTTTTAAAAAATTAGTTGTCATTTTAACTCCACTGATAATTTCGTTACTTTTAGTCCATATTTTTTATGTAAATTATTATGACATTTTTTACATAGCGTTATTCCATTTTCAACTAAAGTTCTTTGTTCTTCAAAATCAGAAAAATTATTAATATGATGAACATGAAGATTTTCAATTGACTCACATAGTCTACATTTATAATTATCTCTTTCTTTAACTAAATTTCTCCATTTACCAATTCCACTAACATTGTGTTGTTTTTTTCTATCTTTTTCTGTTAATTTTGGATTCCAATGAGAATGTTCACTCCCAAATTTTCCATAATTATGATTTTTCTCACCCCTGTGTCCCATTTTCATTTTAGTTTCATCACTATATTTCATTCCAATATGACTTTCACTTATTTTTTTATTTCTTTCTTCCATATTCATAGTACATCTATGACAAACATATTTCACATTATGATATTTTTTAAGATTTGAATATATAACCATCTTCTCTTTACCACATATACCACATTTACATAAAATTTTAACTTTACTACCATGTGGTAAATCTATAACTTTAACTTTTATTTTTGTACCAATCTTAACAACAAATTTATTTCTATATAAATATCTTGGAACTTCATATCCCTTATCTTCCCAATATTTTAAATTGAACCCAGCAATAGTAATTTCAACATTATCATCTAATATCATTTTAACTCCAGTTATCCATTATTTGAAATTTTCTTTTTAAAAACACTTTGAATACCATTTTTCTTAATGAAATAAGGTATTATTAAAATAACACTATGTTCATCAGAATTAACATTCATTCTCATTTGAGATTCAATAACTACAATTCTATCTTCCCAATTTTTAATTCCATTAGCAACAAAATCTAAAATCGATTCTGCTTCATTTTGATTCTCTAAATTAAAAATCTTACTTTGTAAACCAACACCAAAAAAAGGATTGAATAATCGTTCACCTGGATATGTATTCAAAATCATTTCTATACTTTGATTGATGACGTCTACATCCCAAATTTCGCCAATATCAACGGGATTTTTATCAATATCATAAGCAAAATTAGATGAAAAATTCTTAATATTATTTGCCAATTAAAGTACTCCGTTAAATCATAACATAATTTGTTCGTTCTTCATTTATAGAATCTACATAACCAGTAACTTCATTTATTCTATTAATCCAACCATTTATATATCTTTGTTGAGAAGGTTTAGCTTCAACAATATTATAATAAAATTGTCTTCTCAATTCTATATACTTATTTATAAATCCTAATTCATCTGTTATTTCGTTTACTAATTTTAAAGTACCAGAACCAAAATTTCCATCATCATTTGTATTTAAACATCGTTGAAGAAATTTGGTAGCCCTACCACTTCCCATATTTACAGAAGTATCAAACATCAAAAATGATAACTTAGGAAATACTAAATGGCATTTCTGTCTTTTCCAATATTCTTTATAGTAAAATGTTTCGATTTCACTATCAGTCATTTGCCTTACATCTTTTAACTGAAAATTATTTTTAATATTATATGCGTCAAAAGATTTCTGAGTAACACCTTTGTTAGTAGAACCGCCAGAATCATTAGGATCATTTACATATCCACCTTCAAATTTTAAAACCTTTTCTAATGAAAATGAAAATAAATTAGTCTTAGTGGAATTTATACCAAATAAATCAAAATTATCGGGATCTTTTTTTAAATCATCTAACTTACTTTCAGTATCAATTTCAATCGTTGGTTGTGATGGAATTTCAAATGTTGGTATAGAAGGTTCAGCAGCAGTAGTTGCCGTGTCAACTGCTACTTGAGTTAATGTTTCAAATGTAACAGGTGGATCTAATGGTGGTAATCCTGGTGGATTATTCAAAATTAATAATGAAGATTCCGCTAATGCTTTCGCAGTATCTACCAAACCAATAACAGCATCTAATGTTCCTAAAAAAGCTTGAAAAGCTATTATTATAGGATTTGTTAATAATGTTAAAGCATCCATTGGTTCAATAATTTTTCCCAAAGCTACTGTTAAATCTGAAATTTCATTCAAAAGTTGTTTTAATATATTACATTTATTATTATCACTTGAAATTTTCTGGTTTGTCGATGATGCTAATGGTGTTATTTCTTCATATTGAGATCCCAATTTTTCAACAACATTTTTTAAATTAGTAATAGATGATGTAATTTTATCAGAAAATTTTTCAATTATAGTTTTAAACCCATCCAAACTCGATTGAAAATCCGCGAGATTATTTATTGCTACTATTGCTGGTGTTATAGGAGGAACAAGAATATTAGACATTATAGTTTGTGCCGAGCCTTCAATAAATACTTTCATAATATCTGTAATTAATGTTGTCAAAAATTCATTGATTTTTAAAGAAATAGAATCCACAAAAGATGTTAAAATTAAAGAAACACTATTAAATAAATTTGTGATAATTTCTGAAATTTTATCTAATGTAACACCAGCAGATTTTAAAATTTTAAATACTTTTTTTATAACATCATTAACGGCTTTTTTTATAGAATCTGATATTTTAACAAAAATTTTATCAAGTCCACCTTCAATGTTACCAATATTAAAAAATATATTCAATTTTTTTAATATACCATCATCACCAGTATACGAAAATTCTGGTAATTGTAAATCCGGTAATTCAAAGTTGAAATTATAATTTATTTTCGGAAAAACACCTAAAATCGTACTAAGATCAATAATTTCAATTTTAATTTTGATATTTTGTTTACTACCAAATATAACTTTACCTTGACTAAACCCCATATGAGTTGAAAAAAACGGAGAAACTTTTATTATATTCACACCACCATCTATACTATAGATTGTATTATTATTTAAAATTTTGGTAATACCAGTTCCCATTATATCCCAATAATCAACAAAAGCAGAAGTTGATAATTGATCTATATTAGCACATTCAGTAGCACATTCGATAGCAATATCTTTTATCTTTTCAAATTCATTCAAAATAAATGTACCATTACCAGTAATATATGTCATTTTTTCATTGGAAAAAAATTCAGTATTTATTACTGTTAATGGGAATGACATCCAATTCACAAACGAATTCAAATACTTTTCAATTGTATCTGATAATATAGTTTTGCTATCTAAAGGATTTTCAAAATTTAAAGTATTGTTTATTGTATATAATAAATAATAATTAGTAGCGGGACATTTAAAATCACCAGTCAATAAAATATTATCTGCTTCTGTAATAGATGTGATTGTGGGTGTTAATGATCCTGGTGGAAAAGGTGGTGCTATACCAAAACCTTCAGCAGAAACAGTAACAGTACTAAAGTTTTCTGCGTATTCTTTTATACCTTCAGCAACAGCACAATATGCTTTAATATTTTCTATTCTACTCGCTAAAGCTGATGTACTTATTATACAATTTACAATATCAGGAAAATCGGTTTTTTCTGAACGAAAATATTCATCCATCTTAAACCTAATAATTTTACTTAATGCTTTACCCTCTTCTGTTACAAAACTGCTCATATAAAATCCTTAAATTAAATTCGGATTAATATTTTGATTATCATCAACAGAAACAGAAGGAATAATACTTGTACTAATTGTTCCTTGATGAGTAGCTCCTGTATATAAACAAGCAGGTAAACAATTAAATGGCCCTGTTAATGATGGTATAACAGTAGACGAATTCACTGTCAGTGTTGTAGCTTGCTTAATGTCAATCGATCCTTTACTATTAATAATCATATTACCACCAGAATCAATTTCTAATTTATTCTTACAATCAATTTTAACAATACCATCTTTCTCAATAGTAATAATAGTACCAGAATTATGTTTATATGTAGTAATCTTTGATTTGCGATTAACTGTTAAGTAATCCCCTTCATCTGTTTCAAACATCACCATATTATTAGGATAATCGATATCTTTCTGTGTTGGTAAACTATCAGCCTTTACAGCCTTCGTAGTATAATGTGGTAAATATATATCACCACTATCGAAATATACCTTTACTATAGCACCATTTGGAGGAACAATAAAAGAACCAACTTTACTTCCAATAAAAGAAAAATCAGGTAATGCCCATGGTAAATGATCATCAGGTATAGCATTTTCAAAAATTCCATAAACCCTAATTTTACATTTACCCTGTTTATCAGGATCATTATTATCAACAACAATTCCAGAGAATAATCCACCAAAATATTCTTTTTGTGGTGTATCCAAAAATTTGGTCATTGTTTGAAATGGAGAATTAGCAACTTCAGATCTTACGTTTTCTTCACGCACTTTATTTATTCTCCTCTACAGTATAAATTTTAATATCAGAACTTTTATTCATACCGTTTCTACCAAGAGCGATCTTCTTTTTATAAACTCCACCCCTTGATATTTCATGTTGTATACCAGCAACTAAATACATACCAGACATAACTTCATTTGATTCTGTTGGTTTAAATAATGATGGCACATATAAATCTATTTTATCCATCAATTTAACAGTACTCAACGAATTAATATTTAGTACTAATGAATTAGCGAAGAAATTTTCTTTTAAAAATTTATTTCTAACAATAGATTCAAAATATGAAGTGCTATATAATGTCGATTCATTATAATCTCTAAAAGTTTCATTTTCGACGGATTTATTTGCTTGATTCTTATCCCTGAATGATAATGTTGTTAGAGTTTTTGTTTTACTATATGGATTTGAAATTCCGACATTTAAATCATAATAATTATAAGAACCACAATAACCGATTCTCTTATTAAAATATCCGGATTTATTTACTATACTGTAAGAAGCGAACCATATTGTATCATCTTTGTATTTTTTATCAACAACATCACTCTCAGCTTTTTTAATATCGAATTTCGCTTTTCTATACTTTTCATTTCCTATTCCAGAATTTAATGATGTATAAAATAAATTACTATAAATATCAGCATAACAAAATAAAACATCATCTGGAACATATGATCTTTTTAATACATGACGAATGAAATCAAAATTACTTTGATTCGATTGATACCATGTCATATTATCAGAAGGAACTATTTTAAAAGGATTTGAAAATTTTAATTTTGAATTATTAGCAATTTCCGCTAAAACAGAAGAAGAATTTTGTTTAGGGAAACTTTTATTTTTCAATTCAAACATATTACTAACTTTTAAATGACCTGTAATATTTATAATACTTTTTCTATTATCACCCAAAATACCAATATCATAATCATCTAATAAAAAAATCATACTTAACGGATTTTCATCATTCTCATGTTTAGCTAAAATAACTTTTATTTCTTCACTATCTTCCATTGGACTTTTTTCAATCAAATACCCATCATCCACTAACTGAATTTCTATTGTAGGTAAAATATTAAAAATCCACTCACGTATAATTAAAAATGTGATGTTTACTGGATTATATTTTTTATTCTTAATCTCTAAACTTACATAATATTGTATTCCACCTAATTGTCCTTCTTCAGCCATTTTAATTTCCTCTTCTAAACTGAACAGCAGAATAAAAATCTTCAATGTCCCTAACATCTGGAACCTGTATTACATCTCCTATATTTATATCATTCCACATATCCTGAATTTCTGGATTACATTTCATAATAATCCACCAATAATTCATCTTACCAAAAATACTTAATGATAATAAATCAGGTCTACCAATAAAACTCCTCGCAATAGTCTTATATGACATAGGTCTCTTTATCATAAATAAATCCCAATTGTTATTTACAATATCCATTTCAAGAACATTATTAACAACTTCTTCTTTCATATAATTAATTCGAGAATATTTATTCATTAAAACTCCAAACTAAATAAAAGTAACTCTTGTTTGTGTTTGTATTTTGTTCAAACCTATAGATTCTATATCTGTTAAACAAACCTGTGACGAAAATCCAATCGTAAAATTCGCATATAAAGGACCGCCAGTTCTTGTCATCTCTTTAGAAAACTGAACTTCTAACGATTCAATCACCATACCAGATTTTTTAAAGAATTGACCAATCTCAAGATTGATAGGTGCTGGTGATGATCTAATTAAATCAATGTCCCCTAATCCTTCAGTAGCATTTTCATAACCTTTTTTTAATATATTACCAGCGTTACCTGTCAAACCTTTAAATGTAGTATCAATAGTCGCTGTTAATGTCGAAATAGTATCTGAAGCAAAATTAAGCCCAGTATCAACTGATTGTTCTATAAATTGTGCTGGTTTTTCACCAATAACTTTAGCAGCAGCTTTAATAGTAGCATCTTCGACTGTTTTAAAAATTTCTAACATTTCTCCTTTGACATGTAGTGGTTCAATCCCATTAACACCACCATTAGCAGGTAATAAATATTTTGACAATGCTCTCGCAGCTAACATTGGTTGCCCCTCTCCATCCCAATCTACAACCATCATATTAATATTAATATTTAAATAATTTTCACCGACAATAAATACTTTTTTAGAAGCATATGAATTATCAAGCGAAGATCCTCCGAGTGCTAATAATGGTGAAGAAACATCATATATTTTCCTACCTAATTCAAATGTTTTTGATAATACAGATGAACTCGCTACAGTACCCATAGACGACCAATTTGCAGCAAGACTATATCTAAATCCATTATCATCAGATAAAACACCAACAACAGAAGGATCTATTTCTCCTGTATTTCTCGATTGTGGTGTAATTCTAACTACAGAATAACCATTCTTAGTACCTTCAACATCACCAATTGCAGCGAGATATGATTTCTCATTAAATAAACTTTTATCTATAGCACCTGAAATAAATGACACAAAAAACCCCCTTAATTTAACCTCTCATATTTGTATCGATAAAAGTATTTTGACTTTTAGGAGATGGCATATTATTTTTGAAAGATCCACCCATTGCTTGCGCTAATTTCTGAATAGTACTATCAGATAAATTAATTTCATTATTAGCAGATGAACTAATGCTACTACTCGATGGAATACTAACATTTGGCATATTAGAAGAACTACCACTTGAACTAATAGACGATGCCGAAGAACCACCACTCGATGTTGATGGTGAACTGACACTCGCATATGTTCCAGTATTAGATGTTGGTGTTACAGCAACGCTTCGAGAAGCACCACCAACAGCCATTGTTTCATTTGATCTTTTTAATGTAGAATCAAATCCACCTTCGGATTTCGCCACAGAAAAGTGCATCGCATCTTTTATAGTATTCCAATTACCACCCCAACCAATACCATATTTCGCAGCGATAGCACCTACATTCGCTGGCATATCAGTAACTAATTTTGTTCCCTTGACATATGGATTTTTTTTAGGATTAATATCAATAGCAGCACCAAAAGCATGATAACTTTTCGCAGTACCACCATACATTGCTCTATCAGAAAAACCACCAAGACTATCAATCTTATATCCAGTTGATTCTAATTCATCAATAAATGCTTGAAACTTTGCAGCATATTTAGGACTGACTTGTGCAGATTTACCAGATCTCGTAGTGATAATTCCCTTTGCTATATTTCCTACGTTACCTTTGCTCGGTGGAGTGCCAACATCGCCGACAGCTGATGGTGTAGGTGCTTTTGTAGCAGGAATCGATCCACTTGCCTTATTTGACGCACCTCCTGTATTTAATACAGCATTGGCATTCGTAGCGATAGCAGTTCCTGCTGTTTTACCATAACCCTCAGATTTAGCGTTAAAATCTTTAGATTTTTTATTTAAATCATTAGCAACATTTTTTGCTTTTTTCTCAAGTTCGATTTTTTCAAGTGATTTTTGTTTTATAAGTGCTTCTTTAGCGGATTTCTCATTTATTGCTTTTTGTTTTTCATCTTTCGCTTTCTGTTCAGCTTCTGCTTTTTTATTGAGATCATTTTTAGCAGTGTCATCAGCAGTTTTTACAGATCCCATCAAAGATGCTACTCCACCAGAAACCCATTTTAAAGCAGCACCACCATTTTTAACAATATAATCAGCTGCACCAAATATAGCAGTTCCAGCAGTAATTAATAATTCCCCTGATCCTGGTAATAATGTTTCCATCATATTAGCAATTCCAAGAATACCAGCTTTTGGGTCTTTAGCAAAATTAATTAAAGAATCAATACCACCAATAAACATTCCTACAATTGGTAATTTTTTAATTTCTTCAAATCCAGAAACAGCAAAATCCGCAATTTTACCACCAACCATACCCAAAAATTCAGGAGTTTTTTTAATTACCCATTCAACACCATCAATTAAAGGAAAAAAAGTTTTTGACATAATAAAAGCAGCACCAGGAAACCATCCAAAACTACTCATCAATACCTGTTTAACTCCAGTTGATACGTTACCACCAGCAATAGTTTCAATACCTTCAAACATACCAATCAAGCCACCAATAACAGGAATTTTTTTCCAATCAGTTTTATTAGTCTTTTTTGGTTTTATTTCTTTTTGTTCTTTTCCACCAAATGCTTTTGATAAATCTCTCGCAACAATAATACCATCAATTAATAATTGAATACCTAATGCTGCAGGTGCTCCAATTCCAGTCAAATATAATAAATTAGCAAGTCCAGACCCTATTTCTAATAAACCACCAACAACATCACCCTTTCTAAATCTATCAATAGCAAACATTAATGCTAATATAGAACCCACGATAGGAATTTTTTTAGATGCAGATTTGCTAGCAGCAGATGATCCTATTTTACCACCAACTTTTAATATTTCTGTTGATGTTTTTGCGATTTTTAACGCTTTTTCTGATTTATCAAGAACCTTCGATCCAGATTTAATTAATTTAGCAGCCTTTCCTAATTTACCAGCTTCTATTGCTTTATCAGACTTGTTTATTAAATTTTTACTCTTGTTTAATAATTTACCGGCAGTATTTAATGCTTTCTTTGCTTTTAAAGCTTCTTTTGCTAATTTCGTAGCCTCTTTTGCTTCTTTTGAAAATTCCCCAAGACCTAATATTTTTTTAAAAATATTAACACCAACATTTTTAAATGCGTTAGGAATATCAAAAAAAGCATGTTTCATTCCCTTTACTAATGAAAATAAAAATTCAGTCTTACCAGTCAATAAAAAACCAATTAAACCAGTACCAGCTAATGCCAATGAAATACCCATTAATAAATCTTTGAAAAAATTTCCACCATCTTTCTTTTTTGCTTTAGCATTATCTTTTTGTATTTTATTATTTTCTTTCATCAATGATTCTAAGTCATCGACACTATTCAATAATTTTTTATTAGGATCTGCTTTTTTCACATAATCTTTTCTTTCAGCAACAACAGATTTATTTCCACTATTTGACAATTTAGAAATATTACTATTAAGAGTACGTATACCTTTCGATAATGAATTTAATGATGTAATAAGTAAATTCATATCTTTAATATTGACAAGTGAATTTTTATTTTTCGCAGTTTGATTATTATTGGATTTCAAAAAGGAATCAATAGAACCCAATATCGAAGTAATATCTTTACCTTTATTAGCCATATTCTGATTCTTCAGAAAGCTTTGTGCTAAAAAACTTTGACCCTTATCAGTAGAACCAACTTCTTTATTATCTGCCATAATTTTTTAATCTCACTAAAGTTAATCTTATATTATATATTTATAAGATAAAAAAATAGGATGTCTAATTAGTTTAAACATCCTATTAAAAATCAACCACCAAAACCATTCATTATATTTTGGCGACCACCACCACCGGATTTTTGTTTCTCTTCATTCTCTCTTGTTCTTTGACTTACCATCCTTTCAAACATCCAAATAAATTCAAAAAATTCTTTATCATTAAAACTCGGAGATATTGCCATAGCATATCCCAATTGAAATTCAAGTTCTAAAATATCATTCAGCTTTATATTGGGGAGTAAAAAAGTCGTCCCGAAATGACACTGCTACGACAGCAGTGCCCCCACATTCTTTACATGTGACATTAACATATGGCTTAATACCCATTCCGTTCTTTTCAATTATCGTTTTAATATATGAATAATCACCAGGAGATAATTCTGTAATCCAATAATATTTCTGTAACAATGTCATTACTTTACCATTGATACTCTTAATCATCTGCGCCATAGCTAACAACTCAACATCGATATCACCAATAACATTTCTATTCAATTCTTTAAATCTATCAATATACAATTCATCTTTTACCTTCAAATAATCATACCGAATCACCTCACCACAAGGTAATGTATAATCAGCATCTGGTGAGAAATTATCAGATATTTCAGAAACTTCCAAATTATCGATTTCAAAATGATATTCAGAACTCTTCCCACATCTGTTACACTCAAAAGGAATTACATATCCACTCTCTTTATATGAATTTGCTCTCAACCAAAAAATTATAAATAACTTATCAGCAATATACATTTCTTCCAATTGAATTCCAGTAACAGTTTTCTTAATAATATCATTAAGAATAAAATCGCCGTTATCTTCGTTCATTGAAGAAATCTTCTTTACTTCTAATACTTTCAATGGTCTACCTAAAATATCACCAGATTTATAAAACTTACCCTTAGATGGCATACCATTAATCTTCCAATAATTAGAACCTTGAATATTAGTTGTCAATACTTCCATAGGAGAATCATATTTCATCATATCAGGTTCAATAATCTTAGGAATATTAGTTGTATTAGGAACCAAGTTTGTTGATGGTATTTTTCCTTCTTTGATATCCTTTACCATGTTTATCAATTTTTCATCCTCAATATCATTACTCTTATTTTTCTGAACAGAAACACGCGAACCATTTTCAATAGATTGTAATTCAGCATCACTTACATCTTCCATTACTGCCATTATAAACCCCCATTATTAAAATTATTTTCAAAAAAAATCTTTCAAATTAATGCTTGAGCAAAACTCAATGCTTGAGCAACAGCATTTTGTTTTATATATATAGTAGACATCCTATCACAACCAAAAGTTATTGATCTTTGAATTGGCCCATTTCCACCATAAGAATATTTTACAGTACCACCATTCAAAAAGAAAATATCATGAAATGTATAATAAACTATAGGTAATCCTTGTTTATCTTGAACTTCTAACACAAACGCTTTTAATTTTACAGAATTGGGTGAATTATAATAACCATCGCTATCTATAATTCTTCGTTGATTCCAATTAATAAAATAATCCACGGAACCCTTATCATCTTCTTCTAAATCAATCTGGAGATCCATATTCATAGCATTCAATAATGGAAAACTTCTCGGTATTTGTCCATACATCATTTGTTTCTTTTCAAATTCATATGTCGGAACAGATACACCTTTAATATGAAATGATTGAATGACTGGCGGAAAATCTTCATTTACAGATTTAAGTAAATTCGTCACACCTGTCTTAGGATCGGCAATTTTACCAAAAGCTGATTTAGTTTTCGATGAAAATGGATCAAATAAAAACATACCATAAAATTGCCATTCGTATTGAAGAGACTTACCACCAGCATTAGATGGTTGTAAAAACCATCTCATAGTCTCAATATTGTTCAATCCTAATGGCATATTAAATATTCTCCAGTGAAAAATTACAATAAAATATAATTTACTTATTTTCGGATTTAGTCCAAAAATCATATGTAAATGTTACTTCGAATTTCGCTTGTTCATTCGATGCGTAATCCAATGATTGAGCTGCTATTGCTGACGGCCAAGCGTTCCAAAATCTAACACCGTGAGTCATATCAGTACCATCATGTTTATATAACTTAACATAAACATCTTTACATATATCTCGTTTCTTTGAAACTTGAGATACACCACCAGTAGCACCAAGAGGATCAACTAAATACATTTGATTCTGCCAATATGATAATGCTCTCCATACCATCTGATCACTCGTCTCTTCAATAGAAACTGAAAATGTATTTTCAAAAGAAGTCTTACCAGGAAAATATTGTTTCATCCCCATAAATTCACTCGTCATAGGTTCAATAGAACGACCAGGAATTGTTGCTGTTCTTGCTCTAATTATCAAATCCTCCATTGTACCCATAATACCACCAGTTACTAAACTGATATCAGGTATCCATACTTCAAACATCCATGTACGCATAACATCTGGAAGTGCTTTCGCTCTACCTTCCAATAAAAAATTAGCCATATTATTTTTTCTCCTAAAAAAGTTATTAACATATCAATATTTAAATTTTAATTGTCCTGAATCGTAAATTCTATAAATTTTTCTATCTAACATTATTTCATGTTCTGTTTTAGTCTTATCATAACCTTCTTTAACCAAAACATCTTTTCTATATCCAAATCTATTCATCCTTACTCTATTATTTATATAATGATAATTAGGTGAAGTTTTATTTAACAAACTAAATTTTAATCTATCATAAATAGATTTGCCGTTATTCATAGTCCATGATCTATCAGCATAACTAATAATTTCAATGGGATTGTAATGTTCTTTAAAATATTTGAATAGTTTATTAGCACCACCAATAACAGAATGATTTAATTTATTACAGAATCTAATCAATTCAAATGATCCTTCTTTGCTAACAAAACCAAGATTTTTTCTTAGTTTACCAAAGGTCATTAGAGAAACTAATTCATCTTTAAAATATAAACCTAAACGAATCTTATCAACTGAAGACCCCATCAAATGATTTTCTTTTAAAAATTGTTTACTTTCTTTAGATGTAACTTCTTTTATTTCACATTTTCTACCATAAATAACTTCAGATTTATCAAGAAGATTCAATATTCTCGATTTAACTATATCTTGTTTAAACATCCAATCGTCTTCGTAAATATGAATTAAGTGAATTCCTTGTCCCTCACATTTATTAGTTTTATTTAAATGATAATTATTTTCTTTATAAAGTTCGTTATGCCAATATAGACCATTAAATTCAAAAGCCAATTTTAATTCTGGTAAATAAATATCTAATTCATATGGTGATATAATTTGTCTCGAATTCTCCAATATCTCACCACTATAGTTTTCTTTAATAAAATCAAACAATAAATTCTCAGAAATCGAATATGATATCGATGGGTTACATTTTAAACAAATTTGGACATTATGTTTATTTCTAAGATAAAATGTTTGATTATCAATAACAAATTCATTATTACATTTATTACATTTAAGTTTATAATTTTTTTGCGAATCAACATCTATAATTTCACAATCTTCTTTTTCAATTATTTTTGATATTCTATCAAATTTGTGTTTATTTCTATTTTCTTTAATATTTTTAGAAATTAAATCATTATGAACCGAACAAACATTTCCATATCTAATAATATTTGTTTCTTTCATTTTATTAACATTAACATAATTTTCATCACCATATTTTTCTATTAATGTTTCTTTCGTTTTATTCTTTTTACTAACTAAATTATTAGAACATTTTGATGAACAACATTTTCGATATCCTTTAGTTCTACCAATCCCCAAAAAATGTGTTTCTTTACCACAAACTAAACAGAACCCTTCATTCTCGGATCTTAAATATTTATCATAATAATCTTTATTAGAAATATTATGAATAGCACTTAAATGATTAGATGAAAACATTGATGGATGATAATCTATCCCATCATTACATATATCACAAAACATAAAACTCCAATGTTATTGTTTCATTAAAAAGAATCTGGAAATAAAACCAGATTCTTTTTAATTATAACATATTTACTACAAATTAGCAATTCTTACTGTATCAAACGAAATACCACTTCTCGTAATTACAGTTGATAACCGAATATATTCAATTGTTTTTGCTGGTTGAACATATATATCTACATTCATTCTATTAGCATCTATAATTTCAGGGGGATTATTCGAACCATCAACTACACATTCATATTTAATTAATCCACCTGCAGCATATATACTCCCAAGAAAAGCATCCACAATACTAAATACACGCAATCTAGTTTGAGCTGTGTTATTTTCAAAACAAAATTGAAGAAGCGATCTCTCAATATTAGTCTCAATATATAACAAGTTTCTCCTTACATTAATTCTATCAAGAGATGATGCCTTAGTTTGTGCTGTCTTCTGACCCCAAAGAAAATGTCCACTTCCCCTAATAAATTTCGAGGAATTAATATTCCTATCGTATAGTTGTCCTATTTCATTATCAGAGAAAATTTTTCTTTTGTCAATAACAGAAAGAATTGCTCTATTGGTTCCGGCCGGAGCGTCCCATGAATAACCTATATTGTCAACTCTCGCATAAACAGCAGCTGCTAAAACGGAATCCGGAATCAATACATTTTTATCATTATAAGTATCTTTGATTTTTGAATATCCGGCATATAAAGATACATATGATGGAGTTCTATAACCATAATCTTCCGAAGAAATAATATCTTCGGGCTTATCATCAGTTAAGCTTCCTGTTTGTAATACAGCAATAGCATCAGCTCTTACAGAAGCAATTCTCGCCAATTCTTGTTTGTAAGATGTATCTAAACTAGTACCAATAAGAATATTAACATTAGTATTATTTCTATCTTCAAATATAGCCCATGCTCCTGTATCATTTAAATTCGGTGTGGTATCACTTTCACCACCAGAAAGAATCATTAATCTATTAGCAGACGTACCAATCAAAGTATTATTATATTTAATATATTGATCAGTACCAGAAATACCATATGGAATCATATCAGTAGAAGTAGAAGAAACAATAGGAAAATCAGCAGTGACAGATGCTCCCTTTTTAACATAAATATATTTAGAATTTCCATTTATAACATTTTCAATGAAAAGATTATTATTATTACCATCTCTTAAATCCTCACTAAGAGATCCGTAATATGTTTCAACTGGATTAATATATAAAGCCCCATTAAGTCTATCGGAATCCGTTCTAAAATAACTTTCCCATTCAACAGTACTTTGCTTTACAAATACATTAATCTTCGCAACTTTACAAGCAATAGGAAATCCAGATACAGATGTAATTACACCTTCTGAAAGAGCTGATACCAATGGAGATGCAATATTAACAGTAGCATATGTTGCTGAATTGTAATAAAAAGCAGAAGTCGTCATAGTAGGATATTCATCATAATTCAACTTCCAATCAGCAGAAAGATTAAATGGTTCGATAGTAACAGCAATATGATTACCTTCAGTTCCCATACCAATAGAACCGATTACTAAACTTCCAGTCGCTCCTGTTGTGGCATAATCATCAAGAATACTAATATATGATTTAGTATCAAGACGATCACCAACTTCAAAATTTGTACCACTAATTCCAGAACTATCTATCACAAAACTCAAATCGCCGATTCCAGAAATATCAATTTCGGCATATTTATCATTATCACTAAAACTTCTAACAACATAAAGATTAGAAGATTCTTTAAGGAATTCAAGAGCTGCATATGAACCATAACCATATTCAGGTGTTAATTTACCAGATTCTGTATTACTAATCCCAGAAGTAAATATAGGTTCACCGAAAGTCTCGATGAATTCTTTATTATTTGTAATAAGAACAGGTCTATTAACTGCCCCTTTCTTAGAATGAATTACTACAGCACCATTCGACGTGCCAGTAGGAACCATAATTTCCGATAAATCTATTTCCTGACGAGTAACGCCAGGTACGCTAAAATTTCTCATATTAAATTCTCCTATTAAATATTATCTTATTTTTCTAATACGATTTCTTTTTTCTTTTTAATTTCTTTAATTATAGGCAACACTATTTTTAAAGGTTCTACAATAGTATTTATGATTTCAATTTTCTCAGATTTAATTTCAGTAACAATTAATTTCGGACCACACTTACCAGCACATGGATTTCTACTCATATTAATTCCCTCTTAATGTATTTATAATATTAAAAATTATCTTCATCTATATATGGGGTATAATTTGGATCCGAACCCTCACTACCACTACCATCTATATTTATAACACTATTATCCGAGATTTCTTCATCTTCATCATATTCACCATATTGAACATTATATTCATTAGAAATCCCAATCTTATCATACGATTTTCCACTATATTCATCTGACTTGATAAAATATAATGACCAAAGTAAAGATGTCACAGCATCATCGTGTTCATGCTTCCCTGCAGCGAATATTCCTGGTTTTATTTCCTCATATCGACTCAATTCATATATTGTTCTTTCATCACACAATTTCAACCAATTCTTTTCAACATATTCTTTCAATAAAATATTAGCAATCTTTTTTGATTTTTTTGTACTTCTAACACCTAATGATTTTGGATCTAAATTAACCAAATTTTCATATTCTAATTCATACCAAACACAATCACATACGGCATGACCAATATCATTATTCTCTATCATCATATGAGCATTATTATAATATTGTGCTATTGATACGCATACATGAGCGAAATCTCTTGGTGCTATTGTATTATTTCTATATAATGCCACTTGTTCTAAATCAAATTCATTTCGAATTCTTAATACTTGTATCACTGCATAATCTCTTCCAGTCCCTTTACAAGAGTCAACCCCAATAACATATTCAGCATTATTGACTGGTTGTTCATATATAGAGAATAATCCAGTCCATTTTGTGTGTTTTGGTATCTTAAATACTATTCTCTCTAATACATCAGAATCTATTAATGAGGAATTCGAACCTAAAAACTGACAATTCTTACTGACTATATCATTTGTGTAATATGAATTATCTGGAGATGCCACATCAATTAAAGAATATACATTTTCTTTCTTCTTATTAAATGTAATCTTATCTATTCGTTTCTTACCACTTATTGTATCTAATACATCTCCTTCTATTAGATCAATCGCCTTCATTTCTATTCCTTCTAATAGAAATATATGATCTGTCGATACTTCTATGTAATTACCATCTTCCAAGGTAATCTTCATTATAATTACCTTTAAATTAATCTTAGCTACTGAATCAAATTTAACCCAACCATATGGAGTCAATACTTCATATTCTTCAATCTTCTTAAACTTGTTTTTCATTTAACTTCTCCATAAACTCTTCCTCTGTCAAATAATTCTTTGAACTATTCGTACTTCTGGAACATATACAAAGATTTTGCGATGAACTAATTTCTAATGGATCAATATTATTGACATATCCATATTTAACAGAAATTTTATGATCTATCGTTGGTTGTTTAACATTAGAATTCAAACTTCTATTATTATTAATTTGATATTAATATTTCACCAGTATAATAATCTTTACCATCCCAAGATTCAAATAATTTATCTTTGAATTCTTTTGTTTTTAAATAAACCAAATCCCAATATTTTTGATAATCGTTTTTAATAATATCAGAACGCCAATTACCAGTTTTTTCATGAGCAAATCTAATTTTATCGGAAATAAAATCTACTTTAGAAACATTATAGAATCCATATTTTTCTAAACAAGTTTCTTTTCTTTTATCATTAATATCATCTTGTTCTTCTTTTGTTAAACCTCGCCAAAATGCTTTTCTCTTCTCATTAACTTCTTCTTTATTTCCATTCAATGTTTTCCATCTCGCTTCCGTACAACTTTCTGTTAAAAAATTATGTTTAACCCCATATTTCTTCAAACATGTTTCTTCAACTCTTTTCTTACATTCTTTAGTTTTCGCGTAATTATCAATACCATATTTATCATTACATGTTTTCCTACTCTTCTCAACTACAGATTTCATATCCCTATATTCATATGATTTTGAAATTTTGTCTTTCATATAATCTGAAGTCGTACTACATTTATTACAACAAAATTGCTGATAACCCCTATTATAACTCAAGAATTTTGTTTCTTTTCCACATAAACAAACACCTTCACCTTCTTTTTTAAAAAATAAATCATAATAATCTTCGACAGAAATTCCATTATGTTCTGTTTTTAAATGATAACGACTGAAACTATCAATCACTAAATTAGTTTGGGTGTTACAAATTTTACAAAAAACTCTTTCCTTTTCCATTTTGACTCCTTTATAAATATATTCAAGAGGGACATATGGGAAATTTGACTCCCCCATCGCAGAATTGCAGTTCTGCTTACCTCTCTTCTATTTATATTTTTTGTTATTGAACAGTTCACCTATCTCTATTGTTTCTTCGATTTTAGTATCAATGTGCCTAATTTTTAAAAGAGTATCTACTTTTGGGCATTGAAATTCTTGCAACCAACGACTTATTCCAATATCTTTAACAATTTTCTTTTTAAAT